ATACAAATAATAAATTGACGATTGATTGGGATGATAGGTTTAATGAAGATATTCTTGAATCCGTTGCCGATACCTGCTTTTTCACAGTTGGTCTTGAAAAAGACAAAAATGGTAAGATGTTTGTGAAGAAGTTCATATCACCATATGATGCGATTGCATACATAAAAGACAATCTTGAAAACGGAACGGTTCTTAATGTCAAAGGTAGCATAGAATACTCGGTTTATAAAGAAAATGTTCAAGTCCGTAAGCGTGTCGCGAGTGTCTTTTTGTCAAACAAAGAAGAAAGCGAATTTGATGCGAAGTTTACACAAACCGTACTTCTTAAAAAGGATAGCCTTGGTAGAGTGGATAAAGAAAAGAGTATTCTTCCGCTTTATGCAACAGTTCTTGAATATCAAAAAATGTGGGGCGACAAAGAAGTTAAACAAGTTGTACCTTTAAACAAAACATTTGAGTATCAGATTGATATGGATAATGAGGACGGCACTAAGAAAATCGTTGAGAAGTATTTAAAGGTTAAAAAAGACGTTACTGAAATCACCTTTGATGGCAGATTTATCGAAAGTGGTGCTTTGGTTACAATGACCGTAGATGATTTACCCGAAGACATCAAAGAACTTATTGAGATTGGTGCTTATTCCGAAAAAGAAGCCCTCGAGAAGTGCGTTGAGAACACCGGAAAAGAAAAGCGTATGGTGTTTATACGTCCTAATTTCAGAATGGTTGGAGAAGAGGGTGCTAAGACACCGACTGTTTCCAAAACAGAGAAGAAGTACACCGAGGATGACTTAATTCTTGACTTTCTTGTTGAGGAAGAGGAAGAGGAAGAGGAAGACGATGATGGCGACGAAAACGAGGCACCATTTGATACAAACGTTTCGGGTGATTCTACAGAAAGTTCTGATGAAAGCTGGCTCGATGAGTTGGATAATTAGGAGGGATTGAGAAATGGCTAAAAAATATGGAAAACGAATGGAGATTAAGTTAGACCCGCTGAAGTACAATGGTCTGTTAATCGGTGAAAGCGGAATCGGAAAAACCACCGTAATCAAAGAGTACCTCGAAAAGCTCGCCGGGAGCGATGGATATATGTTCTTGGAAATCGGCAAAGAGGACGGTGCTGATGCGATACACGACATCGTGTATGAAACGTGTGAAGATTGGGATAAGTTCGCAGATGTAATTGATGACATCGTTGAGAATAAGTCCAGTGATTACCCGGAACTTAAAGTAATTGCAATTGACACAATTGATGAGCTGTTCAGAATTGCCGAACCCGAAGTCGTAGATATGCACAACAGGTCGGTAAATCTTGACAAACACGTAAAAAGCATCAAGGCTGCATTTGGAGGGTTTCAAGCGGGTGAAAATAAAGCTGTGGAAATAGTGCTTGACAAACTATGGAGTCTAAAAACAGTAGGTGTGTCTTTTATTATCATTGGTCACACGAAGACAAGGAGTGTAAACGACCCTGTAACAGGGCAGGATTACTACCAAATTACAACCAATATGCCTCAACTATACTTTAATGCGATTAAAACAAAGGCTCATTGGGGAGGGGTTGCTGCTGTTGATAGAAAAATAGTTCAAGAACGAACCGGCAAGAAGGATATTGTCACTAAAAAGGATATTACAAAAGGCGTTGTAAAGGAAGAGGTTAGAAAAATTACATTCCGTGATGACAACTTTGTAATCGATTCTAAGTCCAGGTTTGCTGACATAATCGAAGAGATTCCTCTTGACGCTGATGCTCTCGTTAAAGCGATAACAGATGCGATTCACGCAGCCCATTCCAAAGGCTCTAAATCATTAGAGCAGTCCCAAAAAGAGCAGAGCGAAGCCGAGTTGCAGAATGTCAATGATATTGCTAAAGCAGAGGAACAGGCAAAGAAAGAAAAGGAACTCAAAGAAGTAATTGCCAAGATAACCGGATTCATAAAAGAAAACAGAACCGATAAAGCAAAGATTAATCCGATTATTGAAGCATCGAAGTCAAAAGGATTTGCCAATCCAACGCTGATTGACAACATCAAAGATGCTAAGGCAGTGCTTAAATTGATTAGCTAAAATCGGCATTATGTTAAAGGCGGTATGTATTGTCGTGCCGCCTTTACAATCCAAATAGGGTGGTGATATTTTTGGCAATCGAAAAGAAGAAAATGACAAAGACAGAGATAGAACAATGGGATTCGCTTTATGAATATGTCAGAACGGAAATTATGACGTACGACTCTAATCAGGCTCTTTCACAGCAAATGGTACTAAAGCTAAAAGGACTTGCGACTGGTAAGGCGGTTGAAAATAGAAAGATTGCGGATAGAGCCGATTACTCATATGACGTAATATTAAAGACATTTCAGATTTGTAAACAGCAAATCACTAATTCGATTCGTGGGAAGACTTTCAAAAGCGAGCTTACTAAACTGATATACGCATCTAAAATTGTTGAGAATAACATCAATGATGTTTATGTTAGACTGCAAAACGTTGAGAGGTCTAAAGAAAGAATTGAGTGCAAGAACACGGAGAATTTAAGTCATAGAGGGGCTAACTACGTGCCGAAAAACACTGATGTTAGCCATAGGTTAGAAGAACTGTGGTAGTAGTAGTAGGAGGTGGTTAGTATAGCGACCACAAAAACAAACAATAATGCGAAACTGACCCCATTTGAAGAACAAAATATTAAGGCGTTGAAAAAGATCAGTGAATTTTCGTTGAGATGTCAAGCTAACATTGTATCCATCTACTATAAAAATCCTGATTTATTATATGAGACTACACTAACAATAAAGGATTTTAGTAGTAATGTGTGGAAAGTGTTTTTTGCGATTTGTCGTGGAGTTATAATACACGAAAAGAAGAATACTCTTGATGAGATAACAGTTCTGTCATATTTGGAGAAACACGAAAAACTCAAGGAAAAATACAATGAATATGGCGGTTTTGAGGTTATAGAATCAGCAAAAGCATATGTAAACGAATCGAACCTTGACGGTTATGTAGATGAACTAAAAAAATGGGGAGTTGTTATTAAATTAGCTAAGAGTGGTTTCCCGGTGGCTGACAGACTTAGCGACTATGCGGATATGTCTTCGGAGGAAATTTACGATGAACTCGAAGCTGTTCTTAATCATACGTTCCTGAATGTGGATAGCGAAATAAAGAGTTACAACGCTTGCGATAAGGTGCATGAGTTTATTGACAATATGAATAAAGGTGACGGAGTTGGAATGCCGTTGCATAACGCTCCTATATTAACAAAGGAAATAGGCGGATTAAATTTCAATGGTCATATATACGGACTTGGTGCGGCATCCGGGGTTGGTAAGTCTACGATGGCGATAAACTACATCATTCCTTCTGTTTTGAAATATAACGAAAAGGTCGTATTTATTATAAATGAAGAAGACGAGTCAAAAATCCAAAGAGAATTAATCATATGGTGTGCCAATAATCATTTCAAGGAAGAGTTGCATAAATATGTTTTAAGAGACGGTAAGTTTACAGACGAAGTAATGGATTTATTAAGGCGGTGTGCTGATTGGATTGAAGAGAAGAAAGACAGCAAGCACATAACTGTAATTCCCCTTGAAAAATACTCCGTAAAAATTGCAATTAAAATCATAAAAAAATATAACAGTATTGGCGGGGTTAGATGCTTTGTTTTGGATACGTTAAAAGAAAGTTCTGATGCAACAACTGACGACATACACAAGTCGATGATGAGGGATATGGTTGACCTATATAACGTAGTTAAACCCAAGGCGAAAAATGTGTTTTTGCTTGTTACTTATCAGTTGAACAAAGCGAGTCTTAAACAGAGGTATCTAACCAATCATGAAATAGGGCAATCGAAAGCAATTGTGGATGTTATGAGCGTGAATCTTATGATGAGACCACCGTTGCAGGATGAGTTCAAAGACGGGAAAAAGAAACTGATATGTTATAAACTGGAGGGGAAGAACGGCAGGTCAAAAATACCTTTTTATCTTGACCCTGATAAGCATTATATGATTACTTTCAAGCCCAAAAATCGATTCGGGGCATCTAATGACTTTCAAATTGTTTCAGAATGTGACCTTTCAAGAAATATTAATCGCGATCTGGGTATATGTTATGTTGAGCAAGACTGGTGAAGGATGGTGATAATGCAGTGAGAGTCGATGAGTTAAAGTCTTAC